TACTTGTGTCAACATCAGTTGTGGTAGTGGTAAACCTTCGCCCACGGAAGAACGAACGCTGCTTAGACACCACAGACTCGACCACTGCATTAAATCCTTCGGCAGTAGCACCAAATTCAAGGGTTGCACTCTCAAGTTTCTTCGCACCGCCGAACAGGTTAGACGCAAACGAACCAATCGCACCACCGATAATGGAGCCGATAGGCCCCCAAATAGAACCGATAGCACCCCCAATAGCAGACAGCCCAAGTGTCGTGCCCGGATCACCCCGGCCACCCAGAATACCGTCAACCAACCCGCCCGTAAGTGCGCCTACACCAGCCCCTGCTGCTGCAGCACCCAGACCAGCAGTACCGTTAACAGCCCCAATTTGTGTTGACGTAGCAGACCCGCTCAGGAATGTACCCGCCCCAATAAAGAACGTCTCAGTCGCGGCAAGTACTGCAGCAAATGCTCCTGTAATACCTCCAAGGACACCACTCAAAACACCACCCACACCACCTGTTGTACTACCACCAGCAGAAGCATCGCTACCACCACCCCCAGACAGACCTCCGAAGAAATCATTGAAGAATCCTCCGCCTCCGCCGAAGATGTTATTGATCGCTGCCTGCGCTGCCATGTTAGCAAGCAAGTCCTTGAAGGCATCGAGAATGCCCTTGGCAAAGTCGTCAAAACCGTCGCCGATATTTCTAAAGGCATCAGCAAATGCGTCTTGGATATTCCGCATAGCCTGATCCCAGATAGCAGCCATAGCTTTGCCGTTGTCATCCATACAGTCTTTCAACTTGTCTGTCTTGTCGCAAGCCTCTTCTATTTCTACAAGAGCCAGCTTCAATTCTTCCTTCAGCAGCGCAATCTTTTCCTTGTACTGCTCGGCACCAAGACTACCATCTGCCAGAGCAAGCTCAGCCAGCTTAATGTTTCGTGCAAACTCAAGTTGCAACTTGGCAGTGCCGCCTGTCTCTTCCCGCAGGTCATGCATCTTCGCCCGCAGGTCTTCGAGACTCTTTGTCTCGCTGTCCTGTGCTTTCTCCAGAGAGTTCATGACACGCTTTGCCTTCTCCATGTTGAAGGCAAGCACTCCCTGAGCCTTAGCGACATCATCAGCCGCAATGCCCAAAGTTTCCAAAGCCTCGACGTTACCATTGGCAGCTTTCTCCAGCAGTTCCATCTGAGCCACCACCTTCGCCATAGCTGTCTCTTTGCTAAGCAGCGAAGCGATAAGGTCTTTGATCAGTTTCTCTTCGTCCTTTTGAATACCAAAGGTCGCTAAGAATGTAACCAGTTCTTTTTCCTTAAGTGCAAGGTTCTCTTCACGAGCCTTGCGCAATGCAGCAACAGAATCAGCCTCACCGTTTTGCACAGCGATCAAGTCTCTACGCAGTTGCTCCTGCTCTGCAAGAGCCTGTGCAAGAATTTCAAGGTCCAGCAATGCTTGCTGACGATCAAGGTTTCCTGCCGCCTCTGTTTCATTCAACTGTTGGCGGGCAATAGTAAGCGCACCAGTAGCTTCAGTGTTAGCCATGATGTTGCTGGACCCAGACGGACCAGTGTCTATGTTGCTAGACTTTTCAAGGGCAGAGTGGTAAGCCTCGGTGTCTGCAGTCAAAGTGACGCGAGCAATGTCCTGTGCCATCAAGGCATCAGTCAACTCTTTCATCTTGTCTTTGGTGTCCTGTATATCTTTCGCACTACTGCGGAGAGCAGTTTCCTGCTGTCGTTGCCCCATCAACTGGAACACGGTCGCAACCTCTTCACCACGAACCTTAACGTCTTCGAGAGAGTCCGCGAAAGACACGTTCGCTGTCTCAGCCTCACCGAGACCAAACACATACTCCGCTAGGGCACCTAGTGCCACAACCGCAATACCGATACCCGTAGCCAGCAGTGCTCCCTTCAGGAAGAACATACTCAACCCTAGTGCTCGTGTTGCTGTCGTTGCAGTGAGCATTCCTCTTACTAGTCCGGGCAGTGTAGTTGTAGCCCACACACCCATCAGTGAAATAGATCGCAGCAGGTTAGGAATCAGGTTACGGAGCATAACAAGAGCCAGCCCTATGATTGCTTTCTTCAACGTACCCAAGTGTCGCTGTAGGAACTCAGCACGCTCTGCGCCCTTCTGCATTGACGCAGAGAACTCTTCAGCCGGAGTTACCGTACCCGTGAACACACGGATGAACCCAGTGAAGCCTTGGATAGATTCACGCAGGAAGTCGTCCAGTCCCGCGTCACCCAACTGCAGGATAGCTTCTTGCAGTGAGCTAAGCGCGATGCGTGCGTCACCACCGACGTTGTCGGCAAGAATCTTCGCCATACGCTCAGCGGTGCCAGCGATGTTGTCCAGTTCGCCAGTAAGCTCAGCCAGCTTCTCAGCCTGTGTGATCAGTGACAATAGACCGGGGGCACCACGTTGTCCAAAGAGTGTAAATGCCTCAGCGGCACCCAGACCTGACTCAGCCAGCTTGTTGACAAGATCAACCAATCCCTTACCTGTCTCACCACCACCCTGCAAAATGTCAACCAACTCTGTTGAGGTCAGCCCCATCTTAGCCAGTACCTTGTCTGCTTCCTTGGAAGGATTCAAGAGACCTGACATTACGCGACGTAGTGATGTACCAGCAAGCGATGCTTGCAGACCTGAGTTACCAAGGATACCCAAAGCGACCGCAGTTTCTTGCACGTTGATTCCCAAGGTACCAGCAACGGGTCCGACGAACTTCATAGCTTCACCAAGCTGCTGAATGTTCGTGTTCGTACGCGCAGAAGTAAACGCCAACACGTCAACAACTTCTTCTGTGCGAGCGGCTTCTACATTGAACGCAGCCATGATGTTTGACACAATGTCAGCAGCCTGACCTAGTCCTAGCGCACCAGCGGCAGCAAGGTTAAGGGCAGGTCCGATAGCTTGATAGACTTCAAGTGTGTCGAAGCCCGCAAGTGTCAGGAACTTCATACCTTCCGCTGCCTGAGAGGCAGTGAACAGAGTCGTAGCACCGAGTTCTCGTGCACGGTCAGTAAGTACGTTGATGCTCGCAGTTAGACTCTTAGGATTCTGAGCACTGATAAGCGCAGCGACAGAAGAGATAGAAGTTTGGAAAGTGGCTAGCGTTCTGACAACGGCAGAGATTCCACCGACTCCTAGGAATCCTGCAAACATCAATGAGGCGACTCCACGGAATCGTCCCATCGTTGTGATCATTGCTGTCATTCTCCGTGTTGTGCCCGCAGTGCTCCGCTGCATCGATCTATTAGATCGATTCACTTGATCAGCACCAGTTTTGAATTGTCGTCCGCCTACTACAGCTTTCGTAGCATTGATACCGACGACAACGGAAAATTCCCGACTAATGGTCTTATCCCTTCTTCATCCAGTCCAGCTTATATTCCATCGAAGGAATAATATGTGGACGTATCAATTCACAGAAAGCCTCTCGACTCTCCCCCAAAAAATTCAACTGGCGTTGCTGATGCCCATTGACAAAAGAGTGCTTCTGTAGAGAAGTTCTCAGCCCAAACTTTGTCTTGAACATATGTTGCATCTTGATCAGCGTACTCAGTGTCCGCCCATTCGTGCAGAGCTTCACAGCGTTACCACCAGAGGTACCATCATCCATGAACCAAACCGCGAAGCCCAGAGGCTCAAGGTCATTGATCAACTTAGTTGATGGTTCTGGGTATCTCTCTTCGAGGATAGGAGCGAGTGCCATGTTTGACTTCGTGCACACTCTCACATGTCGATCCCCGTATCCCCCATTCTTGTGGTAGGTCACGACTGGATCAAGTGAAGCTAATTGCACAGCCTTCCACTTGACGTACTCTTCCTGCTTGGGTCCGTGGTTCTCGATGAACAGCGGAGAGCAGGTAGGTGTCTTTCGGAACAGGCAACCGTCGCCCAGAGACGAGCCGATCAGAACCTGATACTCGTCGTGGGATAATGTTAGGGGTGCGTTGCGAAGCTGATGCCCTCGGATGAAAGCACGGTGCTTGAACTTCGTCCCCCCGTTGCGCTTCCAACGAGACAGAACTGAGTCCAAAGGGATGACTTTTTCGCCACAGCCACATCCACAAGTGGGTGCGCCAGAGACTGCATCTGCAAATCTCTGGACCCATTCTTGGTCGGTGATTTTCTTCATGATTGATACTCCTACTCTATGTGTATTTAGAGTAAGTGTGGGGGTACCAATCTCGACTGTCAACTCTCTCGCCATTTTGGCTTATCTCGTCCTCGGTGCGCTTTTGCGTTGCTTGGCTTGCAAGTCACGCTGGTGCGCTGCTTTATCATTTACATGCTTAGTGTAAACCTTGTCGAGGCTTTGGATCATCTTGACCATTCTCAGCCGCTCATCTACATCACGCAGATAAATCGCATCCATGTAGGCTACGATTTCTGTTAGGGGGATGGGTCCAACAGCCCCCTGATGCGGTATCCTACTGTTACCTAGTGTCTGGAATGCTTCCCAGTACTCGATGACCCACTGTGTTATCTGGGGTCGGTTCTGGAGTGCTTGGACTTCCATCCCTCCCTCTTGCATCTTGAGGAGAGAGTCGAGTCGTGGTCCCCACTCCAGTTCCCACTTTAGGACTCGTCTAAGTTTCCCTCGTCAGCCTCGTCCAACTCCTTCCGGTAGTTAGCTGACTTGGCAGCGTAACTCTGAAGGGAACTGAACAGGTCTGGCAAGTCGAGAAGAAGCTTTACGCATTCCTCCTGTGAATACTTGACGTTCTTACCTGCTTTGTTCTCGATAGTGTCAACCCACTTCTCGTCGCCCTTAGCGTCGAGGATCGGATCACCAGCATCGTCTTCCTTACGAGACCACCAGCCGAGGATAACTGCTTCCGCATAGGACTCAGCCATGATGCGGTCAGCCATTTCGTCTGACATGGTTTCGTTGTCAATCTGTGTTCTGTGCTTCTTGGTCTTAGCCGAGAAGGTATCTTTGAACGCTTTGTTCCGTCCACCCGCACGGGCAATCTGGAACTTCACGCTTCCGTAGTTTACAGAAATACCTTCGCGCTCAAGGTCCTTGTCCATTTCGAACAGTTGATACAGTTTTGCAGACATCGTAGTCTCTCCATCTTGTAGTTAAACAAGAGCAGCCAATGCCGCTCTCGCACCCTTATCATTAGGGAATCTTTTGATACGTCTCTTCAGCTTCTTCCGCTTGTTAATCTCGCGGGTTCCTGCCTTGCGATACGCCTCACACCATCGTCGGTTGCGACCACCTTTCTTGCAACCTTTTACCTTAGCCTTTTGAAGCTTAGCCATAACATTCTCCTTCGGGCGTTATTGCCCTACATAGGTCTTGTCATGACTTTCTCCTTTAATTCAGTTGACGGAAATCCCGGCACTGTTGCCGGGAATCCAGTTAGTTACTCCAGCCCTTAGATAGCAGCAGGAATCCTGTCGATCTGCATGATGACACCGACGAAATCGCCAGTACCTTCGTTGCCTTCAAGCTCGAAGTCAGAAACAACGTCTGTGTCCGGACCACCAGCTACGATAGTAGGGTTCATCAGAGTCGCGCCCGGAAGCGTGAAGATGTAGCCTGCGCCTGTGTCGTCAAGAGCAGCGAAACTGATGATCTGATCAGTCTCTGCCTTGTACAGTGCGTACAGTGTGAAGTCGGTGAAGTACACAGACATTGTGCCTGAGACATCAATCGTACCTCGCGCCATACCCTGCGCGTTTGCTGCACCCAGTCCGTACTGAGCACGAGCGTTGTTCTTTGTTACCGTCCAGCTGATGCCCTGAACAACCGCAGCAATCGCCACGTCGTTCTGCTCAAGGTTGCTGAAGCCCGCTACTGTGTCGATTACTCGACCAGCTGGAGCCGCAACAGCAGGACCAGTACCAGCAGTCGCTGTGCCTGATGCTTCTGAAGCACACAAGAAGTTGAACGTGCCTTCAAGGAAGCCACCAACTTGCGCTGTCAGGTTACCGTCACTGATGTACGAGCCGCTGTACACGAGGAACTATGCTGCAGCAAGCTGCTTTTCAAAGTAGAAGCTGCGGAAGGCAACACCGTTGCGAAGGTTACCACCCTGAATGTTGACTTCAGAGCCTGTTGACGCTTCGGCAATAATACCAGCACCACCCTGACCAGCAGTCGGAGACACTTGAACTTCTTCGTTCGCTGTGTCCACCCCGGTTACCCGGAAGAGACCGTTGTTCGATGGGTTGGTTGCGAACCCAGAGACTCGAATCCACTGACCAGCCACAACATTGTCGTTGTCAGTTGCGTCACCGAACGTGAATCCGTTTCCTGTCAGGTTGGCAAGACCAACTACTGCGGAAATGACACCAGTCGTTACGACAGACTGTATAGCCAAGTCTGCAGAGAACGTGCCGTTAAGCAGCCCACCCAGAAGGTCATCGTAGGTGCCGAAAGAAAGAGCGAAGTTAAGACCACCAGTCGCCTGTACCTGAGTCGTCAAAGCGTGAGATACGAAACCGTCAGCCTTGATTTCTTCTGGACGCGTTCGCGTCTTCTGCTCAGAGAACGACTCGCCAGTGAGACGAACCTCTTGGAAGGCAATCGCAGGCACAGTGTCCCAAACGACTTCCTCGCCATAGCGGACAACTGTGTCACTACTGTCTAGTCCTGCATTAAATCCGGTTGACATATTTTATACTCCAAATATCATTTAATGATAAGAATCCCGTATGTACGGAATAACCACATTGACATGGAAATACCCCTCATCGGTAATTCCTATCGGTGTTACGGTCGGCGCACGAAACAGAATCCTTCCGTCTGTAAACGTCGAACTTTGTCGCCTGAAAATCTCAGCTGCGGCATCTGCTAGTACCAGTGACGCGTTGTTACCCTCATCAGGCGGCGAAAAAATCATTACAAAAATCAAACCCGGATGTCTGAATGTGACTTGTGTGCTACCAATCTCATGCTGAAAAGCATCATCTGGTCTCACCACGAGGCTCACATATGGAGCATCCGTTGGTGGGGTGAACTTCTCATTCTCGTAAGCAATAGGAGTCGCCCCAGCCCACCCCGCGTTAAACAGTGTCCGGATCGCAGTATTTTCTTCTACCATCCCAACCACTAGTTCAACTCCGGTATTGAGCGAATATCTACTTGTAAACCATCCAAAGTATTTATGATAGTCCCCTGCACCATCGCAGCCGGGGGTGACTTCGGAGAGCGTCCGTCTTCAAGCCCCTGAATGTATGGTTGGTTGTTCGTAATAAACACTTCAGACTTCCCTAATGGTAAAGCCTTCAACTTTCGAGTGACAGTGTTAATTCGTGCCCGCTCTTCGGCTGTTGTTGCTTCTCCTGTTACAGATACCCCAGCAGTTTCCTCGACCGCTGATGAAGAGGGTGCACCTAATGTAGGGAACCAGTTATGGCGGGCACGTCCGGTCAACACGGGAGTCTTCATCACGATACCGTTGTACATAGCCGTAACCACAGCAGAGTGAACCGCTTTGCCGATAAGAGGTACATTGCGCAGTGCCCACTTGGTCATTTCCAACTGGAACTGCCTATGGGACATATTGTTATTTACAACTACCATTATTACTTTCTAATCTGAAGTCGGTATAGAAGCGCTATTCCGCCCGGTTGTGTAGGAGTCACCCGCATCACTGTGTACGTGGACCCTTTTGCAATTAGCTGCATTGCTGTATCCGGATCGATGCCTGCCGCGTTCAAAGCTGTCGCCTCTATCAGCGCTTGAATGTCGTTGGCAAGGATGTCCTGCCCAGCGCCTAGAGCCTTTGTAATCTCGTCTTGTGAAAAGAATCTGAAGATGCCCTTCACAGTCGTTGACACTGGGGTCGCCGCAGCTGTGATTGCCCCGGTATTGGGATCAATCACAGGCTCCCGAGAAGATTTTATGACGATAGAGAAGCCAAACTTCGCCAGCAAAGGCGCAACTGTCTCGTCTCTCAAATCAGTGTAAAACTGGTCTGTCACGTTACACCATCAGCGACTGGAACCATCTATCGAAGGCACCCGTGTCGTCCAGAGAATCCTGCTCTGCTTCGGTCAAGCCTATGCTTGCACCCAGCTGAACTGGTGCGCTGTTCGCCAGCGTTGACAGCAATGCGTCAATGTGTGGGAATTGCACGACCGCTGGGGCGTTACGCAGCCACTCCTGCTCAATAACGTCAACACGCTGGTACTTCAGCATATCGTCGCGGGAAAGCTGGATGCTCACGAACGGTTGAGTGATTTCGATCAGGCAGACTTCTTTGTACGCCTGAATGATCAGT